GCATATCCTTACAACGGATAAACGCAATTGACTGCGTCATACCGCAGTTATCCACATATACATTGTACTTATCGGTCGTGCTTATAAACACCTTGAATCCCGTCTGATATTTATGCGGTCGCGAAGCGTACACCGTTTGCTTTGGTGTATGAATAAGGCGGTGATTGAACTCCGCCGACTGTGTATTGCGAATGAGCGTCTTTTTCGTGTAATGGTGAAGATCGCTACTCGTCTCTACATTGAACTTTGTCTGCATCTTATCCAGCGTCTTTCCAAGAATAGACTGTACAACCGCCGTATAATACAACGGAATGTAATTGCGAACCTGTGACCGCACAGTGCTTGTATACGCCTTATTTTTCCAAATGCCTGAAATAGTAATCGGCTCGGTCGCAGGAGCCTTCTTAATCACATACCATGTAAAGCTTGACCCAATCTTCTTGAAGTACTTTTTTGCGCTGTGAATATCTAAATGTACAATCTGGAGTTCTGTCAACTGTTGAATAAGCGTATTGCGGTCGGCGTACGACATCCAGTTATCAGGCGTAATAAATACAAGATATCCATTCGGCTTGAGTTGCTCCAGACTCTTCCTTAGGAAATCCTTGATAAGATTGTGATTCTTGGATGCGCGAGCACCATCCAACAGCAACTTCGCGTACGGGGGGTTGGCGACAATAAGATCACGCATCACTGTAGTCTCCTTCTCAAGATAATCGTCATTTGTAACATTAAGTGCGTACTTATCGGCACAGAAGATACGATTTACATTGTTTAACCGGTCCGTATTAATATCATTGAACTCAAGTATGTTTTCTAGCACATCACGCTTATCATAGCCCTGCTCTATCAGTATATTCATAAGCACAAGTCCAAAGTTACCATTGCCGCAGCACGGATCCAGAATAGACAAATCGTTGCGCTCCCATAGTTCCGCAGGAATCTTTGAAAGCATATCCTCAATACACGCAATGGGGGTCGGCTCATCATTGCTGGACTTATATGTGCTTTTGTCTACATTAAGAACAGTGTCATAGTATGTTTTAAGTTCAGCGTATGAATTGGTATCTACTAGCATTTAACAACCTATTAACATTTAAAAAGAAATATCAATTTTGTGGATTTACGCAGTCGGTGTAAACTTTGCCTTCTCCTCGGCAGAAAGTGCATGCCACTGCGCACCTAGGTCTGCAGCTTTCAGTTTCCCCGTAGGATGCTCCTTACGCTTCGTATCACAGAACAGCATGTAACCGGTCAGGGGCTTCTTAGGGGCGCTGGGATCCTTCTTCTTAGACGACGACGACGACGACTCAGGTCCCTCAATCTTCGCTAGCGCCGCATTCATACGCACCTTAAGTAGACCGAGCTCCGTCACAATATCGTTTAACTGAGTCGTAAGAGTCGCAATAGAGTCAGGAGTCACAGAAGACATGGTAGAATGCTGGATTTCTAACAAAAACTTGGCGGCGTCAATTTTTTGGAGTGTGGTGCGCTGCATCGGAGTCGCTTCTAAGGCGACGGGATTTGCCCATAGGCTATACGGAATCGCCGTGCTAGTGGGTTTGTTGAGGGCAAGTAGTTTTTTGAGTCCTTTCAGTTTGCCTGGCAGCCCTGGGTAGCCGCGGCTATTGTACTTCCACGCCCACTCAAACTGTAGTGTTGTACGCCAATCAGGAAAGCCCGATAGGTAGAACGCCTGTGTCCACTGCTTGCCGCGGGTCGCCTTTGCGCCGCCGGCAAGTTCGCCATTATGCTGTTTCAGGCGGTGTGCCGGATCATTCGTAGCACCAATATACGTTCTATTGGTTCCAGGAATGTAAAGTAGGTAGCAGTAGTTCATCTGCGGCGGCGATTGGTATACCTACGATTGCGTCGTTTATATCTGCGCGTCCTTCTGCTGCCGCCGTGCTTGACTACGGGGGTAGGCGCAAAGGATGCCTTATTATTGTTTGGTTTTGCGAGGGCTGCCTTTGCGGCGTTCGTTGCGGCGTTCGGCAATGTGGGCATGGCAGGTAGTGTAGGCATAGGAGGTAGAGTAGGGGTTGCTGCCGCTACAGCCCCCGTCGCAGCCGCTGTCGCTGCAGCCGTCGCAGCCCCCGTCGCATTCTGTACACCTGCCAATGCCTTATTCGCTCCTGTAGCAGAGAGCGCAGACCCCAACGGATCCGCAGTAATTGCCTGTGCCTTCGCAAGTGCCTTGTTTGCGCCAGTTGCTTCCATTCCCTTATTCACAATATCATCCTTAATATCGGCGAGGGAGGGGGTTGGTGGGGCTTCAGGCTGTACCGGCTCCAACTTCGGTACCCAATAATCTACAAACATATAGAGTCGCGGGCTAACTGACTCTAACTGATGTATAAGTTTATGACGATATACATTTATGCGGTCCAAATTCGTCTCTGCCGACATGGCAAATGTTAGAAGAAAATCGCCAACCAACGGTATCATCTCAAGGGATGCCTTAAATGCATCACCAAAGTGTTTACGGGAAATACTTACAAAAATAGTGCCTATCAAGAGAAATCCACCCATTAGGGTCGCTATCACTTGTCCTAATGCCTCACCGGCAAAACCACCTACACCAATTGGTAAAATACTACCAAGCTTTGATAATATATCTGGAACACTTTCATGTATAGCATCGACTGCCATACGAACTGCAACAACATAGGCATCCAGTCCAGCGCTTAAGAACGGTCCAAAAAAATCTACATTTTCTAGATTGTATAATAAGTACATAAACCAAAAGATACCATCCCACTTATGTGAGAATTTTAGGGCAAAAGGGGAATTCTCATACATATTTCCAAACTTAAGGAAAATACGGTCAAAGAAACTATTGCGACTCTTATCTACAAATCCAGGACGCTGTGCAACACCAAGCATATCATCCGTTGGGTCATAGCCTGGCGCACTCGCATCACGCAAGGAGAACGATGGAGGTGCTGGAGTCGCGACTGGCACACCTACACCTACGGTTGGGGCGGCACCGCCACGAGTTCTCCGTTTGCCGCCGCCTAAAATCGGCGTATCCATCAACGGTGCATAATCGTTTTTCACCTGGCTAAGAATTCGCCGGGTGTTCTCATGTGTCAAAGGATTTCTCTTCTGCTGTTGAATTGTTTTCTGTATACTTTTAATATCGTTTACCGAAAACATAGGTTCACCGTTCTCCGTAATATGCTGCTGTAGGAGTTTCGGGTCATCATTCAAATGCGTACTAAAAAAATTATAGAGACTGAATAATGAAGCGAATTTCTTACTGAGTGTTGGAAACTTGTGCCCTGTGGCATTTTCTGTAAATTTTTGTATTCTAATTTCATTTGGCGACAGAGTCGCCGTGTCTAGGCTCCAATTCGCCATCCTTATTGTGGGTAGTGGTTTTTGGTTTTTGTTTTTTGTTTTTTTTGTTTTTTGTTTTTTGTTGTTTTAGGTTACTCGTAGTCGCGGATGGCGAGACCGACAGGGAAGCGCGGAATGCCGTCCTCCGTCAACTCCTGGAAGCGCACTGTCAGCTTCTTGCCGATCGCCTTGGACGCCGCCTTGAACGCCTCGGCACGCTGCTCATGTGTGCCCCTAGGGCGGACGCTGAACGGCTTCTTGTCCTTCGTCTCGCAGACCCAGATGACGCAGCCCTTCTCAATGCCGTCGCCCTCCTTGAAGCCGATAATCTTGTACTCATCGTCCTTGAACTCCTTGTACTTCTGGAGATCGGCGGAGCGGTGCCCCACCTTGTAAAGCCCCGCCTTGTTCCTCAGGATGAGCCCCTCGTAGCCGTCGGCGACATACTCCGCGTGGAGTCGCTTGACATCATCCAGATTATTGGCGACATCCGTCGGCAGAAGGCGGAGCGCCTTGAACTTGTGCGTCTTGAAGAGGTCGGCGAGCCAGGCGTTGCGCTGCTCGTTTGTGCCATCCTGGACCGTGTCGTAGACGCAGAGGTAAATCTGCGTCATCTTCGGCTTGTCGGCATCCTTAATCGTCTCCTTCTTGACGAGCCCTACAATCTCCTGGAAGTTGAGCGTGTCGCTGTAGAGCTCGCCGTCCAGGATTGTCCCCTTCGGTAGGCTGTTGATCTCGGCGCGGATGTGGTCCATGTGCGGGAACGCCTTGCCCGTACGGCTGTACAGACCCTTGCCCGAGATGGCGAGGCAGCGGACACCGTCCAACTTGCGCTGGGCGTAGCACGGGAACTTGATGTCCTTGCCACGCTTGTTGTAGTCGTGGGCGAGCATCGGGTGCGGAACGCCGCCGGCATTGGTCGCTTCCTTGGCGTTCTTCTCGGCGCTCGGCTTGGACTTGACGGACTTGACACTCTCCTTATCGGAGTCTGCCTTGACGCCGGCTGGTTCTGCTTCAGGCTTCTTCTCAGTCATGCCGCCCGCCTCGGTCTTCTTCTTCCAGTCGCTCTGCGCCTCGTTGATCGCCTGCTGGAGCGGCGTTGTTTCGTTCTTCTTGCCGAGATTCTTACCCACCGTTACCAGGCGGGTATTTTCTTGAAGCTTGCCGTCAAGGTAGCCGTGGGTCGTCGTAATCGCACCGACGCCTCCCTTGGGATGCGAAGCATCCTTTTGGTCCTCAACTTTGATGGACCACATCTTGATTTTACCTGTGGACGCCTTGCCGTACAGGGTGGGAAAGGAGGGAATAGGAGGCATTGTTTGTCTTGGATGAAGGAAAGTATAAGGATGTTGTGTACGCACTGAATTGTGTAAACAGTATTCTTGTAGTTTCAATTTTTTTAAAGCGATCCTACCGACGGCACCAAGCACATCGTCGTGTGCGCCTGCCGCCTAAGTATGTAGGACCCGCATTATTTAATATCTTCTTTGCTGTCTTTTTATCAATCAAAAATCGTGGGGAGTAAGGATCTTGTTGAACATTTACAATAGCATTATTGGGAATTGTGTTTTGTCGGCGAGCTCTTCGTGTACGCTTCGCCATCTAAGTTACCACGGTATTTTTACGAACTATGCGGTAACCCTTCTCTTCTGCCCACTCTTGAATCGCCTGAATGTAAGATTCACTGGAAGGCTTATAGCCCTTTGTGGGTTTCTTGGGAATAATATTGTATCGCTCTGCAATTTCTATAATTAAGGTATGCCAGGTTACCTCTTCCGTCTTGCCGGTAATATTAATCATATCTGTTCGCTTTTTCTTACCGGCGTACTCATCGGGAATTACAATCTCATTCGCAGTATGTAATTCTTTTACTGTATCATTCGATCTAGGCATTTGAAAGGTAAGATTTGTAGAGGAGGTAATACGATAACGCTGCTTAATATGGTAAGGAATGAGCTCTTCCATGGAAGTAGGGCGCTCCCAGTGACTCCACTTCTCGGCACACATATGTGTCATATGTCCGCGTTGGTGGCAACGGCGGCATAGAACATTCTTATTTGGGCACTCTTGATGCTGAACAGCATTGCCGGTAAACGCTTTACAAATAAGACAATCGGACATTCTGGAGTGCGGGGTGTGAATTAAAAATTCCCGTAGGGTGACTTCAATTTTTTTAGACCGGCGCCAACTAAACAATTCTCGCCGGCGGAAAGCAAGGCTCCAAATCCCTATACGCATTTGGATTTAGAATGATTTCAGGCTCCGCCTTCTTATCAATTACCGCAAAGATGCGCTCTCGCAACTGCTGACTCACTTCTGTAACCTTGCGACCCGATGCCTTTGCCTGCTGTAAAATAACATCTGCCCATCCGCCACTCAATTCGGCTACACTCTTACCCGTCATACTGGATATTTTCACGAGTTCTATATAGAATTTTTTTTGTACTGCCTTGACTCGCATACGATTCGCATGATCTTCTTCTAATTCACGCGCCTCAACTTCATCTACCAGCACCCAACTAATCATTGGTTCGTGTGCTGGTACAATCACAAATTCTTCTTCAAATTCTACGTCTGTATATTCCATTGACTATACAATAATCTAGCATAGATTATTCAATTTTTTAACCAACAAATGTACTTAAGTATGTTGTATACTCATGTGGTAAATATGTATTTGCCACAATCGGTACCTGTATAATATGATTATGCTCTCTATCGTATAAATCGGCAGACTTACTTATACGCTCGTCTATCTTTGCTATATCGGTAAATTCCTCTTTATTAAACTCTTGGTGTGAAAAAGATTCTATCTTATTTTTAATAAAAGAACTATCGCCAAAATACGATAAGTGCCATCCACCATGTTTTATAATTGGAGCATAGCCTGGAATCTTACGGATATCTGCACACGACATATTCATATTTTTTAACTTTTTAATTGTAAGTATTCTACATAAAGTCCATTTCTTAGCGAGTCTTGAATTCAAATTGTAATAGTAAAAATCCATTTCAAGTGTATTGAGTCTTACAGGGATTTGCCCGTTCTTTATCTTTAATAATGTATCACGATCAGGAATTTCATCCACATCCGCAATAATAATAATATCTTCATCTGTATATTTTATCTTTTCAAATCCACGCATTATAGCACTCCTTTGATGGTATTCATTTGCCCACTGCTCTTCATTTTTAAACTGGATCTTTGGATATTTATGAGGAAAGTCCTTAACAACAACATGAATAATCTTAGCCTTGAATTCTTCAAATAAATGTTGATTCATTTGAAAAATCAACGGTTTCTCTTTTCCAACAAAAGTATGTGTAGATTCTACAAGTATAAAGTAGTCTACAACATTCTTTAAAGTATTCAAACGGTAACTTAGCATATCCAACTCATTATAAAATATAAAACCATCAATGATTTTCATTTTATAGTGTTTATACTAATAGTTTGTAAGTTTACCGAATAATGGAAAAATTGAACAACCGGACAACTTATACACAATTTGTAATGCTTTCTCCTGATTTCTATACACTCAATGCGCATACCGAATTCGTCTTTCCTCATAACAACTGTGACCACAATACAGATGCTGAGTTGTTTTCGCTGCTGTTTGGATCGTATCATTTGCCTGAGTTTCTAACAAAATACTATGTGTGTCGGTTGGGTGCGGATGCTGTAGGATCGGTTGCGGATATTATGGCTGCGCTGCGTAAGGACACGGACTTTGTGCTGGCGGCAACATGCTATTTGCGCCTTAAGTTTGTATTAGAGGTATTTCACGTACCGTCTCTTATGAAGAAACTACGTGATGTACCGTTGCGTTTGGCGGCGGACCGCGGTGATTGGTTCAAAACGGGGGTCGCCGATGAGCGAGTCTGGCGTGTTGACTGTCTGGCAACCTGGCTCTTCAACTACATGATTCAGTCAGTAGAGTCACACTGTGCCGGTACTGCGGTGCCTTTGCTACAGGAACATATGCGTCATGGGCTATGGGAGATGAATACGGCGATTCAGGGTGTGCGTGCGGCGCCGTGTGACGGACGGTATATGTGGCAAGATACGGCGCCTTACGATTTGGTAATTTATCCGTTCATTTACCTTGTAAAGGGTTTATGGGGTGCTGTTATGCCGATGGTTACGGCGGACTTTACGAGTCTTGGCGGGTGCACTACAGTGAGCAGTTGGAGCTCGCCCAATAATCGCACAGCCGATGCGTTTACCTGAATGCCCCGTCGTTGTACTATCCTCAAAGGGTCCCTTGCCCAGATCGTCCTCATCCTCGTGAACGATGACCGATCGCCCCCATAGGTCTTCTAAACGAACACCTTTCAAGAGATACGATACCTCATCCTCTGGACCTGTTAAATTGCCTAAGTCACCTGTGTGTCTCTGTTGATTTTTTGCTGATGTAGGTGGTCCACCATGGGATTGTTTCGCTCCCATATGAAAGTGGTCACATGCTCCCTTACAACCCTCACCCCGCAGATCGCCCGCCTTATGAATATGGAACCCATGTTTTCCTTTCGGGAGTTCGGTAAAAATTGCGTGCACTTTTGTGCCTGCTGGAGATTCAGCAAAATTGACTTCTCCTTTAACACCATTCATGCCCGTAAATAGCGCAACTGCCATCCTAATAATGAGTGATAGTATTGTTATCAAATTATTCCTTAACGAAGAGGGGGACCTAGAGAATCTATGGATATTCTACACACTGTATATAGTTTCAACATGTATGTACTACATATTCTATAACTTTATTGAGTCTATATTGTATGCAGGTATTATACTAGAAATTCTCTTTCGTATCTTTGAATACTTTACGAATAAAAAGATTACAGATCTTCTAAGGCGGCGACCAACCATGACAGCAATTTAATTAGATATAATAGAGATGCCTGGCATAAATTGGATTCCCATAGGCATTGCTACCGGTATGGCAAGCATTGATTCACTCGCATTTAGTATACTCAAGAAGATATCCTTAAAAGAACTGGGTATGATGTTTTTACCGGTATCAATGATCATGTACGCCATGCAACCCGCTATTTTTTTACAGGCTTTGCGCTATGAGAATATGACTATCGTCAATCTATTGTGGAATATGATGAGTAATATACTCGTCACATTTACCGGTTTAGTGCTTTTGAAAGAGAAAGTAGGATTCTTCAAAGGTATAGGTATTGCGCTCAGTTTTATTGCCATGTATCTTATGACCTACGAAGATGGGGAGAGTGAACTTGTAGGAGCAATTCAAAGCGTTTTTGGACTTAAGCCTTAAGTACATCTGCCAAATTTTTCACCTCATCCTCCCAGCGATACTTCAGCACTGTCTCTCGCGCCGCCTTCCCGTGCTTCTCTCGTAGTTCGGTATCTAAGAGATAATCCTCGGCGGCGAACGAAAGGTCCATATGATCTACAATTTCAGCTTTTCCACCAATGACATGTTGTGCCAGTGGTAGATAGAGCTCCATCTTCGGCGGTACGCATAGTGAATTTACATTAGGAATACAGAAATCACGAAATCCACCGATATACGGCACAACCTGTGGAATACCTATACCCATTGCCTCAAACTGGCAGAGCCCAAAGCCCTCTCCGTCGGCGGCTGTAATTCCAACATCACTCAGTGCATAGAGTTCATTAATGACACTATCATCCCATGCCATAGAATGCTGCGATGACATAAATTTATGCCCGTGAAATTGGGGCGATAATCCCAGACGCAAAAGCTCCCGTGTGTAAATCTCCTGAATAGGATAGCCTCCCAGTTGTCCAATATCACAGACACATAGGAGACCCAGCGGCTTCGTAGGGTGGCGCGCGACCAATTCCGCAAATGCGCGCACAACAATATCATGACGCTTTCGTGGCGTATTGCGATTGAGATTTAAGAAAATAAACACATGGGGCGGAATATTGTGCTTCTTACGCATCGCCTCACGATTAAGGGGCTTAAAGACCTCGGGCTCAAACCCGTGACGAAGTACATGAATCGGCTTGGTAATACCCTGCTGCTTGAGGACTTCTCGCCAATAATCGGTAAATGCAAAGTAAATGTCCGTATCTTTATTGATACGATCCAGAAGTTCTGGTCGTTGTATAGTATACACCTGATCTATGTATACAATCAGCTTATACGTGCGCTCCTCGGGTTGAAGTTCCTCTGTAAGCTTATCTAAAAAACGGCAAACAATGCTCGCGTCATTATAAATCATCATATAATCAGGCTTTGTTTGGCGAACATACGCCGATAATTGACTGAATCCAAATCCTTGCTCATTCTTATCCGTTTCGCTTGCAAAAGGATCAAAAACATTCACTCGCGGTGGATACAAGCGGTTTGGTTGCTGATTTTTAACAAAATTCTGGAAAGCGAAATGATAAATATCTAGCCAAGGATACTTATTCAATTCGTTAATAATGTTGTAGGTTACTTTACTATAACCGGTTGTCTGGTTTGTATGGGTGCCAACCAACATAAACTTTACCCGCTTTTGGGTTGGCAGTTTACAAAGAAGGGCGTCCAAATTGCTAAAATTTGACATCTTGGCGTCTTACAATATTCTAGGTAAACGGTCTTTATATGTCTTCACCCGCCGCAGACAAAAAAGCGAAAATCCCTCGTGCTCTGCGCGAACAAGTGTGGCTGGCATCCGTAGGTCCCAAATATGAGGCAAAATGTACCATATCTTGGTGTAATAACCGGATGTCTGTATTTGAATTTCATGTTGGTCATAATAAACCAGAGTCAAAAGGAGGAACTTTAGCGCTCAGTAATTTGAAAGCCATTTGTACTCGTTGTAATCTCTCTATGGGAAATCAGTATACGATTGATGAGTGGAATAAGTTATCGCCGAAAGCGGTGAGTTGTGGTTGCTATGGTTAGTTGAGAGACTGAATCTTCGCCTTGAAGTCTCCCTTTTTCGTTTGCCACCACACCTGTAAAGCCTGACGATGCTCCTCCATCACCTGTGCATTTTGTGCTAGTACCGGCAGAAGTTCGGCTGCCTTATCCCATGTAGGGAAGGAGAGCATAGGGTGCTTGCCGAGCACATCCACATAGGTATCACGCTCTTCTGGCACATAAATAGGAATTGCCCCATGCTCTAGGGCTTCATATAGCCGATACGATTCGAGTGCCGACGCCCCCTTAAAGCAGGGGACAAACTTCGTCTGTCGTAGCAACATTGTGTAATCCGCCGCATTGAGTTTTGCCGGATCGTTCCAGCGCGCCTTTGCCTCCAACTTGAAGTTGCCGGTACGCTTGAGCGTATCAATTGCCGCATCGCGTCCTGGGCGGTCCATTGCGCCTGCAAACGACCAGGTGTAAGAACGCTCCATAAAGGATGGAGTTGGCGTTGCGTTACCCTGTCGCCCCTTTGCGTAGCCCAGCGGAATAATATCAATCTGCTTATTCTGTGGTAGATCTGGACGATAGTAATTACGAATAACACGCTTGACGGCAGGAGAACTGTAGAAAGCAATAGGATCGCGTGAGAATTCATCGCTCAAATGGAGAATTGTCATCGTCTTGCCCATCTGCTCAAAACCACCCGTAAATCCATTGTAAATAGGAGCAAGATCCTCGCCTGGAATTGTCTGGAACAGGAGGATAGGATTATCTGCTTTCATAAGTTCATTATAAGACTCGAGCGGAACCCACTGGATAGGCTTGGGGAAGATACTGTTGAGCCAGTCAGTCTCCTCAAAAAAGTTGGGGTTGATCGTCTTGAGATAGAAGATAGGGATCGTTGTCTGTGTCTGTGTCTGTGTCTGTGTCTGTGTCTGTGTCTCTGGTACGGTATAAATAGAAGCAGTAGACGGAGATACCTTTTGAAGAATCTTACCCCACTTGGCATTGTCCGTCAGGTCAAATCCTGCCCTGAGCATATTGTAAATATCGGTCTTGTATTTGATAAAGAGTTCATTGTCGGCAACTAGGAGTTGCTCGAACATTGTGTGATACGGCTTTACTACCTCGGCATCCGTTACCGCAAGTACCATCCACATTTTAAGCATCGCATCCAGTGCCGTCTTAAAATTATCATCATTCTTGAGTGCTACCGCCTGAAGTACCTGATTCCATGCCGCTGAAAAATCTGCCTTGGTAGTTAGCCCCGTTGAAGCAGACGCAGGTGCGGTTACTTCTGCAGCAGACGATGTCTCTTCCACTACCTTAAACTTCTGCGACTGAAGATCGGTCTTTAGGACTGCAAACACTTCGTCCTTTGAAAAGCACTCTGTATTATTCCAAAGATCGCTATCAAAGTTGTCTACACGATTAAAGTTGTTAAAATCCGACCGTTGGTATACAGGATCTTCCTCCTGGAAGCAAGTCGCAAGAATTGGTGTTGTAAAATAGATATTCAGGAGATTATCACCATGATTCACAATCATATGATCGCCGCTTGTGAAAATGCCCTTCTCCTTCACTAGGCTTACAAGCTTGCGCGCTCCCTGCTGCGTCAGCACATACGCATAGTTACAGAAATGGAAATAACGGCGCGGGTTTGGTGAAAAGAGCGTATTCTGTGCAATGCGACCGAAGTGTTCGTTGACATACTCTGCCACCTGCGGGAAGGTTGACTTATTCGGCGGTAGAATACCACCAAGATAAATCACATCTGTATCCGCAGGAATATCCTTAACAGATGCCATCCAGCGTAGAATCCAACGGTCGTTAAGGACTACATCATCCTCCATAATGAGATATGACTTTGCGAGCGGATCATTTGCAAGCTTCTCCCACAAACTCAAATGCGATAGAGCACAACCCATGACCGACTTCTTCCAGTTAAAATCGTTATTACGGAAGCAATGGACAATCTCAGGAGTTAGCGTGATCTGGCGACCATCCGTTGCCTTCCAGAGATATACACGATCCTTAATATTCTTATGCGTTGTCTTAAACTTTTCGAGACGATCCGCGCGGCGCTCAAGATTAATAACATACGCCTCCGCGATACCATCCGTAAAGGGAACAATATCCTTGTAATTGCCGCGGTGAACATAGAGTGGAACATTCCACTGCTTTGCTGCACGCATAGAACGATCACAATAGAAATCCTTAAGCGGTAGACGAGGCGCACCCGCTCGCTGCGTAAGAATGCTTACAATAGACTGGTCATGACGATGTCCTAGGCACACCTGAGAGTAGGGGCTCCACTTCTCACCAACAATCACATCGCGCTTCTCCTCTGCGATGCTAATCGCTTGACGGAATACCGAATCCGCATACTTGCCGCCTACCTTGTAACCAATGCAACCACCCAGAACCTGATTGGCAGCAAGCTCTACTGCTGTAACCTGGAGTTCCTTACAAAATGTTGGATGACACCAGCGCTCATTCGTTTGCTCGTTGTCATTAATAAGGAAAATATCGTTTGTCTCAATTGCATTCCAGATATCTGTAAGTGGGGTGGCAATGGCGATACCGGCATCTAGATATAGAATTGAGGTTCCTGATGGCGCCTTATTCATAGCGTCCACATGGAGCCAGAGCTTCCACGCAAAGTGCTGTGGCTCCCAGAAATCGCGCCAAGGACCGTGATCCTCAGGGAAATTGCGGATTTCAGTGGCACCGTACTTCTTTAGCGCCTCCTTATGCTCGGCTGTTACATCCTTCCATACATAAACAATCTTCGGTGTATTTGGCTCATATTGTCTCATAGATGCAAGAACATTGACCGCCGCCTCGACATACTTCGCATTTGCTGCCGTAACAAACATATGAGGACCCGTCGATGTTGGAACAGTTTCTACTACAAGGGACGCTGGTGCTGACGCTGGCGTTGGCTGAATCTTCACTGGAAAACTCATTGTCTCATACTCTTTACCAAAAGTTAACGCTTTAACCCATGAGTCCGTCTTTACCTCCGCGTCCAAGATAAGCTTGAATACGCGCTTTCCTAGAATTTCCATAGTTTGTTCGCACTGTGCTTTCTTATTTGCCGATAGCGCCGGTGTCGCTGCCATCTTATGCCACGCCTCCTTGTCATCGTCAATCTTCTTTACCAACGCGATAAGCTCATCCGGTTGACTAATTTGATTGGCATTGATAAATCCCGCAGAATCAAAGTCACGATCTACGAACGGATCGCCCCAATAAATCGGTACCGCACCTGCCACCTTTGCATGGAAAATCTTTTCCGTCGTATAGCCAGGACCCGCTGAATTCTCGTATGCGATCACAAACTTATAATCCTTATAGAAATCTACTTTTGCCAGTTCGCCGCCGCCGCCACCTAGACCCGCCGGAATCGGTCCTTCCTTGCGATTACAGAATAACCGACCTGCCGAATCGACTCCCCTCCACTTATCCAAAATCTGGAACGAAATATTACGATTCTGGTTATTGGGATTGGTCGCAACAAAGGCACAGAACTTACTCTTCTTATCAAGAATCGCCGGATCCACTGTTGTCGCCGCCTCCAAAGAAACAGGACGAGGATTGACAATCTTTGCCGGATCCGCACCAAACCAATTCACCTCAATCATCCATAGTGGTAGACGAATGTAGTTTGGCGAAGTGTTATACTGGAATCCAACACTGAGCACAATATCTGGATTATTCGGCGGCGAAACATTCTCGCCCGTAAACCATAGCTTGGATACACCAGGATACGCCTTCTCCTCTCCCTTGCTAAGCGGTCCGTACACAACAAGATTGGGGGTCTTACTATCCAGAATAACAGAAATACCATTTGTAGCACCAATCCATGAAAAGAGATACATAAAAAAGTTATGCTTCGGTACAAATTCGCTCCACATCTCACAGAAATGAATGCGTAGTTCCTTCATTGGCAAATGAGTCACCGATACAATTGGTTTCGGTATCATTGCCTTTTTAATAAGATCCTTATACTGATCTGCTAGGAACTTCGGTGAAAACTTGCGAACGATGACTTCTCGTAGAACATTCGACATTTTATTATTAAAAATACCCTTTCCAGTCGCATAATCCTTCTTTAACTGTTCCCATGCGGCAGTTGCATCCAAAATCTGGTTGAGTTTATAACTGTAAGGAGCACCAATTGTTGCTAGAAGTTGGCAATTATGAATCAGCGGAATTCCAAGATAGAGTGCATCCAACATAAATGTCTTGAGCGGACGGAAACGCTGATGTGCGATAATTACTGCCTTTTCTTGTAGGAGATCCGGCAATCGTACACGCGGTACCATGGCACCGCTAATGTCTGGTACAAGCAGATTCTTTACAATATTCGTATTAAAGAAATCGTTCTTTGCAAGAGTTTCACCATTGTGTACACAAAAACGCACAGGATCACCCTTTACACGAATCTGGGTAAGAATATTCATTGGAATATTACAGTGGCTCGTATTACTGAAATTGCTCTCCATAATGCGAATAGACCATGAGGCGGACGGATGTGCATCTGCCGGTATGAGCTTCTCTACACGCTTTGCCGAATCCTTCCACTCTGGCAGATTCGCTTCCGTACGAAAGATATCAAGCGCCTCTGGATTCCATAGAAACGGTACTTGAACAACCTGGACTCCTGACAAAAACTCAAGATACTTGACATCTTGCTGCGAATAGAAATCGTAGGTCATAATTCCTGTAATATTCTTGAATGAGCGGGGCGCAAAGGTGAGCGGATAGATGGACGATTCGATATCGTGAAATACGGGGGGCTGGTGAACCCATAGAATACGGTGCTGGGCGATTGTGGGGCGCGATCCTTCAGGTACATGCCAAACTACCTCAATCACTATATCATAGGTATCCTTGGAGTCCGGCGACCAGGAGCGGCGTGGCGGCATAGTTGCGGCAAGTTGCTTCACATCAATAAACCAGTCCTGCTCGCCCACGGGGTGTATAAGCGTTACATCGTGCCCCGCAAGTTGTAGAGTCTTTGCAAGGGAACACGCAACCTGCGGGATGCCGCCGCTAAAATAGCTATTAAGAAATCTTACAGTGATTCCAACCTTCATATGGTCTATAAGATGTCTTATGGGTGGTTTTTAAACCGACGAGGGTACCGCAGCCCTATTTTGCAAATCTTACCGATTTTGCTACCTTTGTCGGCGATGTTGTTGCTGGTTGCGCCGTTGCTGGTTGCGCCGTTGCTGGTTGCGCCGTTGCTGGTTGCGCCGTTGTTGCCGGTGCGGAATCTACCTTCGTAAACAAGAGATCTCTCCACGCCGCCATGTTCGTTGGATTGTTAACAGAAAACTGCCATGTAAGTTGTTTCGCCTGCGCAGCATACGCAAGTTTATTTCCTGTATGAAACTTAATAATCTTATCAATCATGTCGGCACCGCCCTCAAAGTCATTCTCATCATAATAATATCCATAGTCCTTGAATCGCTTAATATTATGTACAACAGGGAATCCCATCGTAAAAAACTCTAAGAAACTGTAATTGTATTCGTTGTTCACCTGGTGCATAATGACAATCGCTGATGGGAACGCTTTTACTAGATTTACAATATGCGCGCGCGGCGTAAGTTGTAGTTTACCGTCTCTATGCATAGTTATATAAGGCAGAATAGACGAAGTGTAATACATATTCTGCTTGAGTCGCTCACCATTAATCGCAATCACCTGTTCAACGCGTCCAGGAAATCGACGATAATACGCCTCCGCAACCATAATAGGAATCATTGAATTCTTCTGGAAACTGATATTCGGTTCCATAATTACAAAGGTGCGTGGAGTTTCCGGTCCAAGACCCTTGTCAGTATACACTTGCCCTAAATCCTGAATAAACATGGGATCCCAAAGATATGGAGCAATTCTGGTTTTCCCACAAAGGGCATTGATTGAACCGGCGTACTCCGCATGGAAATCGTAGTGGGGACTCACCCAAATCTCGTCAATCTCGCCTGCTACATGATGACTAAAATTTACATTCTTAAGGAATGTCATCGTTTCAATATCAATGTTGAGAATATTGCCAAGATATAGTTTTGAGACCTTTGAGCCCATAGAACGGAAAAAGCGGCGAATGCCTGGGTCACACGACATACCGATTTCAAGATAGGAGGAGACCGGAAATGGCGCAGCGGCGTACTCCTTAAAATCTAACATACGAAACTTCTCGTGGAGCGTGGCATCCTTATGATTTTGATTATTGTCCACCATCAGCCATGGCTTGAGTCCCATCACCTCCAACATGCGGTAAATAATATAGACATTTTGAAAAAGACCATTTGCCCAGATATGGTCATCTGGAATACGAATCGTCGTAAGAATCACATTTTGCCGATTATCCGTCGCCTTAATGTCATTCAGTCCAGGCGGATTTACCGGCTGTGCCGAAAGACCAAAGCCTGTACTAATGTTCGGAAAACTCATCGTTAGTGATTCTGGGGTTTATATGTTTAGACCGGTTCCGCAAAGCGACAGCCGCATTCTGTAAATTATTTACTGGCATCGTCCCGCCTGGGCAATCTCCGCGCCATTGCACATACAGGTCTGCGTCTTACAGACATCGCCGTTCTTTATCGCCGGTGGCAGCACATACTCATTCTGAAAGCCCTCCATCTTCTGGGTCAAGTGCCAGACCGCCTTGTGCGTAAAATGGTATAGGACCGCAAAGATTACACCATGCGTTAAAGCCACTACAAACTTAGAACCCTTAGGAGGAAGTGTAACGAGAATACCGGGCGTGAGGACAAGAAACAATAGCGCTGTGAACGCAGTCATCAAAGGATGGAACATCTCTACTATAAGAAGGGTTTAAAATCCTGTGCTTCTTACAATAAGGAGGAATGACATCCCGGTCCGGTGGGTTGATGGAACTTGTTGCTCGCGGCAAGAAGGATATCTTCTTTACCGCAAATCCTAAAGTATCGTTTTTTCACAGCGTTTACATGCGTTCGGTTCCCTTCACAAAGGAAATCTACATAACACAACCGCGTAACCAGCCTGATTGGGGGCGCTGGGTCGATTTTGATATTGACCATAGAGGCGATTTTGCGAAATACTTTTATCTACATATTGAACTTCCTACATGGCTGCCGCCGCTCGCTGTTGCTGCCAATCCTACCGGTCTTGTGACCGATGCGAGCGGGGTCACCTTTGGTTATACGAATAGTATTGGATTCCAAATGATCGATAAAATACAGTTGTTCCAGGACCAGGTCATTATTCATGAATACTACGGTGAATACTTAGCATGGAGACTGCGTCAAGAATCGGAGACGGGTAATGTATTTCTTATGAACGACGAAGTGGGTGCTCATATTGAAACACCCCTTGCTCTTGGACGCTCTGCCACCCTAGCACCGCTAAGAGTACCTATTCCTATTCTTGGTTCCCAGGGGCTCTTTGAGCCTGGATTGCCTTTAGTTGCCCTTCAACAACAGCGTTTCCGTATACGCATATATCTGCGAAAACTCACAGATGTTGTTACAGCGAGCGATGGACGGCTCAACCCGGCGCCGTGGGGTGGCAAGCCATTACTTATCCAAAGTGTGAAGGGAGGTCCTATTGATGCCACACAAGTTACACTCCCTTTGTCCAGTTTAGCGCCTGTTCAAATGTCCCTTGAATCGACGCAACTCTATTTACCTCGTGATGCCAATACATGGCTCAAAGCCCAGACATTACAGATTCCGTTTACCAATATTCGGCACGAACAGTTTACCATCGAGGACAATTCATTTGTTGCTGCATCGCCGCCCTATTCGGCAACTGTACAACTCCCGTTTACCATTGATATGATTGGTTCAGTGAGCCGTATGTTGGTGGGTCTCCGTTCTTATGCGTCCACGCAGGCAGGACAACTCTCAGTATTGACCGCGTTTGACGGTTCTCCATTCTTATCCAGTTTACGCCTGAATATTTCGAATATTGACCGCATCAAGCAGTGGCCAATCGCAGTCTTTCGTGAAGTGACCGGCTACTGGAAAAATATTCGTATGCCTCTTGATTATACTTATCCTGTACCCCAAGATGTATATAGTATTACCTTTGGCGGGTTTGATACGACCAATCCCGCTGGCACCCTCCAATTTACTCGCGCCGTTCTACCCGTTCTTTATCCTATCCTCGGTCCTATACCTATGGATCCGCGTAATAATAGCCGTAAAACGACTATGCTCACCTACGGCGAGGCATGGAATGTGTTCGAAATCAGGAACGGTAAGGGAATGATGATGTTTGATGATAGTTAAAGGGCGGAAAAAATTGAATCTGTTTGTAACGAGTATACGAATCGTACCCTCCTTACTTTCTTACAATGGCATCTATGATTTCTACGTCCTCCGTTCCTTCCACCGTTCCTTCCTCCGTTCCGTCCACTGCTCCCAGCCGGCGCCCTGTATCATCATTCGCTGCTGCGCAGCAGATTAAAAAGACGATTGAGGCGAAAGAGGCAGCGGAGTTGGTTGCAAAGTCTATGGCAGCGTTGGCGGTGGCAGCGCTAAAGGCGGAGCTATCCAAGACTACCGAGCGTGCCACAGTGCCCATTTGGGAATCTTCGCCCTCGCGTCGCTCCTCGGATGAGGAGTATCCAATTGAAAGCCCTGATGAAATGGACTATGAAACCTCGGTGGAGTATGCCGAGCATCTACGCTTTAATCGTGCTCAGCGAGAAAAGCAGCGCGTTCGTGATTATAGTAAGGATCTCTCCGAGGAGGATGAGGGAGAGGGTGATGAGGAGCGTTCGGTTTAAAAACCTCTTAATGTGAATAAGAAATGTCGTCTAAATACCAAAAAAATCTTGCTGCTCAGGTGGCAGCAGGCGTTCGTACCCAATATGTATACGATCTATCAGGTGTAAAATATCGTACTAAAAGTGACCTTCTTACCTTACAGCGGCAATGGAACACCTTTGAAAAAGTAGAAAACTACAATTTTACGATTTATTTAAAATTTTTAAGAGGTGATTTTGGACAAACCTGGTATCAGTTCTATAACAATACAGAAGTATCCGATTATCGTGTTGGACAACAGTTACATGTCAACCGCTATCCAAATCTACCACCAGAGATTTTTCAGTCTATTTCTCTTGCGCCCTTGCCAATTTGTACAAATGGCACCGGTCCTCCTGTATTCAAACAGACTCCGGCGCAAATTGTCTCTGCGCCAACGATGACCGAGGGTCAAAAAATAGAGAACAATGCCGATATGGCTATTTATATTCAAGTGAGTACTTACAATATTCTTCATAGTACATTTACATATCAATTTGCGAGCAATGAGGAGCAACTTTCATATTATCGTGCGGAGCGTCGTCTTTATGCGGCGGCGCAGGCGGCGCTACATCCACCAGCGATTGCGGGAGGATTTGCCGTGTAACACGATTACGGACATGCGGCTCAATAGGGAATGTTTCAAGAATTTTACGCCAAATTAGTAATTTACGTTGGCGTAAGATATCGTCCATTGGTATTTCTACCTTAGTTGGTAACGAATACTTCATTTTTTTCAATGAGTGTTACGAAGTGCTTCCATTACTTCGCGAATGTCACTGCGGTAGTTCACCTTCGCATAATGAAGGCAGCCGTTCTGTTTGGACATTAGATGCTTATCATTCTCTGGAATACGCTCTAGTTGTCCAATATATGTGGGCGATTCAGTATTATATGTGTAGACATGTCCGGTTTGCGAATTAATCAAGTAGACAATACCCTGTACAGATGCACGGATAAGTGTATCGGGTACAGGAGTATCCATTGTTATGCTCTTTAAGTTCTTGGGTTGTAAATGATTCATTTTTTTAGTTCTAGCCAAGGACTTTCACACCACCTCGTCCAAAGAAGGCGCTTTCAATAAGAAGTTTTAATTTATGCCAAGGTACACATGTTCCTACAATCTCACTATATATCGTACAGGCTACAATAAATGCGAGCAATATGATTGGTATATATGACATGACCAAATCTATAATAGGTTTCATCCTTACTATGATAGGTTGAAAAAATTGACGCGTCCTACCTACCCTTTTTTTGTTCGCATCCGCTTCCAAGTTTTCTTCTTACACAAATGTCTTCCTCCCTCTTCGCACAAACCCTCCTGCTCCTCGTTGAGGGCAAGTCCGTTCCTTCCTCCACAATTGATGCTCTTCGTGAGCTCTGTCCCGACGCAGTAGCAGCGCCTGTTTCTTCTGTGCCTGTCACTGAACCTGTCGCTACGCCTGTCGCTGCGCCTGTCACTGCGCCTGTCGCTGCGCCTAAGCCTGCCGCAAAGCCCAAGGTTGCCAAGCTCAAGCATGTAGTGCCGAAGCCTGC